TGTTTCATGTGCAACCTCTTCTAAAAATGTTTTTACTTCATTTTCCATGTCATCAATAAAAGAAGCGTCACGTTGCAACCTTGCTATAAAATATTGACTACCTTCAGGCATACGACTGTCAAAAGAAAAGAAGTCGCACCATTCAGCACCTGTGCAAGCCATCTGCGCCATCATTTGAATTTTATATTTTGTTGGTGGTTCACCAGCTTTAATATATGACCAATGCGTAGCACTATTAGGATTCTTAATTTCCAACAAATTATATGTGCCATCATTGTTTCTAATAATGCCATCAGGCGAGCAACCAAACCATTCAATTGTTTTGTGCTTTACAAAAGGCAACTCCTCAACAAAGGCTTTAGTAATTTGCTGATATGCTTCACGTGCTTTTGGTTCTTCTTCAGTCCCACGAATCATGGCTTCATTTTTAAATGTTTCTTCAACAACACCTGTGACTCGTTGAATAGCCAACTCAATTAAATAATTTTGCCGACTAGCACTTGGGCCTGTTTTAGTTTTAGCTAATATATCTGCAACCTTTGATGCTGTGACAAAGCCTCTACGCATTTCTAACCATTCTTGGCTGCCTTGAATAATGTCAGTCATTGTTAGCCTCCAACTTATATTCAGCCACAACACAAACTTCTTTAAACTTATTCTTAACCTTTTTGTCGCTGGTTGTTATGTCATAACCTTTTTTGCGTAGTTTAAAAATACTATCGGCTAATCGATAAATGCCTAATTGAGTCCATGCTTTTAATGGGTCAATTTTGCCGTGTTTTTCTAAATACTCTGTTAAGCGTTCTTGCTGATTCATACTATGCCTCCAATTCATTTTTACGATCAGTTAAATAAGTCTTTAATTTTGCTAAAGACACCTTGTCAAACTTTGTTGATGCTTCTTTATAAATACCCATTAACTCATCAACAGAATCTGCTTTGTTGATTTCCTTAATAACGTTTTCAAGGTCATCCTGGCCAATAGGTTCAATTTGAGGCAAATCCTCGCCAGCGTAAATATAAAGACCTATGCCATGTAAAGCAATTGCTTTGGCTAAACATCGTTGCATAGCTGTATTAACTGCCATAGCGTCAGGATTTAATACCGCTTTATTCTTGTAATCTAATACAGGAAGTTGAGCTGTCATGGTTTTGCTAAAAGCTGTGACGGAACAAAATACCATTAATGTATCGCCAAACTGTTTAGGTTCTTTATATTCCCAAGTGGCCATTGGATCATTACTTAATAATTGATCCACACTCCAGGCCCAAGAAAGATAAGTAAGGTTGCCTTTCTTTTCAGTATGCTCATTAACGTTAATCTTTTTTAATTCGTTAAAAGTAATCATTTAAGTCCCTTTGCTAGTTGAATTGATTTTCTAAAAGTAAATCCTTTGTAATACAAATATAAAACATTGCGGATATATTTAATCATTATAAAAAGTCCATGTGCGTGTGACCCATGTCATACATTTCATCATAAGGGCCTTGATAAACGTTAGCTTCTTGGAACTTTTTTTCTGTGATATCCATCGCCTTCTCAAAAAAAGAATTACTTAACGATTTGGCAAATATATTAACGCTAACCATATCGCCACGCTCATTAGCCCAATACAAAGCACGAATCGTGCCAGCTATTTGGTCGTGATCCATATTAGCAATAACATCTAACGGATCGGTGTCTATTAAGTCTTGTGCGTATTCTTCGTGAATAGTCATATTAAGCTCCAAAGTGTTTAGTTAAGATTGGGAAAAGAACGTATAGCCAAATTGCGCCATATAGGTAAGTTGCTAGAACGGTAACGATGATGCCTTTTGTTTTCATATTTCCTCCATAAAATTAAAAACTGTGCTTGCATCATAACAAATTGTTAGGTAGAGTCAACACATATTTAACAAATTGTTAAATTATTTATAAAAAAGGCAAAAAAGATGAAAGACAGCGAAATTATTGAGTTTTACGGAGGTTCGAAGGCTTTGTGCAAGCTTTTAGGCTTAAATGGTCAACATTCTGAGATAAGGGTGCATCAATGGAAAAAACGAGGGATACCAGCGGCCATTAAGCTGAAATACCCTGAAATCTTCCTAAAACGCAAATTTAAAGAATAGAGGCTATATGCACTACTTTCAGCACAATATAGCCGATTACCGAAAAGACACCGCTCATTTAACTTTACTTGAGCATGGCGTTTATAGGCAACTGCTAGATCAGTATTACCTAAACGAGAAACCTTTGCCTTTAGATCAGGATAAGTTAATGCGATTACTCTGTGCCAGGTTAGAAGGCGAAATAAAGGCAGTTTTAAGCGTTTTGGGCGACTTTTTTGAGAAAACGGAGCTAGGGTATATCCATAAACGATGTGACGCTGAAATCGAGGCATTTCAATCTAAACAGATTAAAGCGGTTGCAGCAGCGAATAAAAGGTGGAATAATGCAGACGCAATGCCAACGCATAGCGAACCCAATGCTAACCATAAACCAATAACCATTAACCATAAACCATTAACCAATATAAAACCATTGTCCGATTTTGATACATTTTGGTATGAATATCCTAAAAAAGTAGGCAAAGAAGCTGCCAGGAAAGCTTGGTTTAAAAATAATCCTGATTTAGAAACGGCTATTAATTCACTTAAATGGCAAAAGGTAAGCCCACAATGGTTTAAGAACAATGGCCTTTACATACCTAATCCTAGCACTTGGATAAATCAACATCGGTGGGAAGATGAACAACCAAACGAAGGGAGTCCATTTTGATAGAAACAGTTGAAGAAATGAAAGCATTTAAATCTATGCTTAATAGTTTGACATCTATTTACTCTAGGCCTGAACTTGATCGTGAAACTTTAAGAGTTTGGTGGATGAAGCTTGATGAATACGATTTTAATGTAGTAAGCAAAGCTTTTGATAGCTGGGTTGATAAGAATAAATTTATGCCAACAATATTTGACATAGTTTCTTTATGTAAATTATCCAAGCCTAAAGAATATATAAAAATGTTACCTAGAAATCCAACTCCGTATCAAATTGAACATAATAAAGAAAAGGCAAAGGAACTAATGGCAAAAGTTGTTTTGAAGCCAACTGATCCTAAAGCCTGGGCTAAAAGAATATTAGAACGTCAAGCAAAAGGTGAATACAGATTTGAACTTGGAGTTAAGTTTGCCAGGGAAGCTTTAAGAGTTAAATGAATTGCGAGTATTGCAATGAAAGTCGTGGCCGTTTTAATTTTAATAACGAGTGTTGTTGGGTGCGTTGGCTGCGAAGCGCTTTTAAACCACACGCAAGGTCAATGCTAGAACGGTATGAAAAGAAACATGGTCGAGCATCGATGTTAGAACTTATCAGAAAGGTGAAACATGAAACGCTTTAGTGTAATTATTGAAGTTGAAATAGACGAAAAGAAATATAATGAAGTTGAGTCATGGGGTGTAGAGCCTTCTGATTATGTTTGTTCTGTTATTGCAGATCATGCAAAAGACAGAGGCTTTCTTATGAAAACTTCTGTAACGGAAGTTGAGCGCAGCCTATACAATAGATTAAGAATTGCAGCCGATGACTTTATTGGCAAAGATGCAATTGCAGATATTGAAGAAGCTGCATTGGCAAACGCAAGATGTTTAAATGGAAAGTGCGAGGATTAAATGAAAGAATATTTTTTAGATCATTATGGCGAGCTAACATTTAAAATGGATCACGAACCTACAATCCATAGTTTTTACGGAGTTGCATTACCTGTAACACAAAATGACATTGAATTTTTAGAAAGACGCAATATTAAAGTTCAATTTTTAAAAAGACAATTAGGTGATAAATATGTATTATCTAATGTCATATCAATTCACAACAGAGGAGAGCAGCATGGCATCAGTAAATAAAGTAATCGTATTAGGCAATCTTGGTAAAGACCCTGATTTAAGACATTTACCTAATGGTGACGCAGTTTGTAATTTTAGTTTAGCTACAACTGAATCATGGAAAGACAAAGACGGCAATAAGAAAGACAAAACAGAATGGCACAATGTAGTTATATTTAGAAAGCTTGCAGAGATAGCAGGCGAATATTTAAAAAAAGGCCGCCCTGTGTATATTGAAGGCAGACTTCAAACTCGTAAATGGCAAGACAAAGAAGGAAAGGATCGTTACACCACAGAAATTGTTGCAGATCAAATGCAAATGTTAGGCAGTCGTGATGAAGCTAAAGAAGTTGCTAAAACATCTACACCAGCTAACTTTGATGACATGGAATCAGACATTCCTTTTTAACTATGCAAGATGATTTTGACAGAGCCAGCGATTTAGAACAACACGATAGAGATGAAGCTATTAAATACATTAGAGATCATCAAAAATCCATTGAATCAAACGGCTCTTGTCTAAATTGTCAATCGCCTTCTATTAAACGTTTTTGCGATATAGATTGTCGCAATGATTACGAGAAACGACACCATGAGAACAGATTACTTACCTAAAGTTATTAGACTTGTAGGAAAGCTGCAAGCCGACACAGCCATAAGCGCAATACAAAATGCACCAATAGATACAGAACGGCCACTTGAAGTTATTATTCGTGAAGAACAAAAAGGCAGATCATTAAGCGCTAACGCTTTAATGTGGGCTGGGCCATTAAATGACATAGCTAGTCAAGCATGGGTTCATGGCAAACAATATTCAGCTTTAATATGGCATGAATACTTTAAAGAAAAATTCTTACCTGATTTTCCTGATCCTGCACAAGTTAAAGATGGTTATAAAAAATACGAAGAAACGCCTGATGGCAAAAGAATATTAATTGGATCAACTCAAAAATTAACCAAGCATGGATTTAATTTGTATATAGAAAGTATATACGCTTATGGTGCAGATTTAGGAGTAAGATTTAGTGAAACCGATCAAGCCCAAGAAGTGTAAGGTTTGTAAAGTAGAATTCACGCCAAACAAACCACTACAACAAGTATGTGGGTTTGAATGTGCATTAAAGTTAGCTAAAGACAAAAGAATTAAAACTGTCAAAAAAGAAGTTAAAGAAGCAAAGTTAAAACTAAAAAGCCGATCCGATTGGTTAAAAGACACACAAGTAACATTTAATAAATATATTAGGTTAAGGGATCAAGATGACGGTTGTATTAGTTGTGGGTCAAAGAGTGCCTACGCATATCATGCAGGCCATTACAGAAGCATTGGAAGTGCAGGACACCTTCGATTTAACGAGCTTAACTGTCACCGACAATGCTCGGCCTGTAACACCCATTTATCTGGTAATCTCATCCGATACAGACACGGACTTATTAGAAAAATTGGAATACACGCTGTTGAAACACTCGAATCTGATAACGACACAATAAAATTGACAATTAATGAAATAAAAGCTATAAAAGGGTTGTTTTCTGATAAAATAAAGGCTTATAATTCTAATACCAACTAGGAATCGTGTTATGAAAAAATCAACTTTAAGTTCTTACGCTCAAAAAGCATTTCAAGCTGGAATGGATGCGGAAATGGATGCATCACATGAAAAATATCATAAAGAGCGCAAAGAATTAGAGTCTTTAGCTTCTAAAAGATATGCTGGAGCAGAAAAAGCGTCAGAAAGAATTAACAAAAGCAATTTGGTATCAAGAGAAAATCATTATGGGCTTCACGATGGCCGCTTGGGTGAACACAAAGGCGGAGCTTCTGAATCAAATGTATATGAACATCACAGAGTTACTTATCATGACAATTCAGGCAAAGCTCATGATTCATCAAAAGCATTTACTGATAGAAGCAAAGCAGAAGAATACGCAAATAAAGGTAATGCAATAGATAAGGTAGGCGGTAATTACAAAGTAACAAAAGTTGGCGAAAAATTAGATTAATTAAAAAGGAAATAAAAATGGGCTATTACAATAAAGAAAAATTACCAGCAGGTGCAACAGCTTCAGACGCTTCAGGTCAACAAAAGCTTGGTGTAAAAGGTGGCGTTGGTATGGGTAAAATGGATGCTACAGGTGCTGATAAGCAATTTAAAGGTGGTAGTTCAGAAAAAATTTGCTACGACCATAAAAGAGGTTCTTACGCTTCAGAAGATAAATCAGAAAAGTAATAAAACGAAAACCCAACCAGCCCTAGACTGATTGGGAGTTCTAACCAAGTAATAATGGAGGTTTATTAAATGGCTACATCAAATTCTACAGATAGTTGCATAGCTTGTAAATTCTTTATTACAGGCGGTCAACTTGGTTCTTGTCATAGATACCCACAATTCCTTACTAAAGCGCCTAGCGAATGGTGCGGTGAATTTATATTTGCTAACGTAGCAAGAACTAAAGACGAAGTGATGGATGAACCCATTATTAATAATCTATTAGAATCTAAACTTATACAAATTGAAACCAAACCTAAAAGGATTAAGAAATGATAAGACCCTTTGCAGACAAGAT